TGTATAGTTATGAAAAAAGACTTCAGTACCCGGTAAATATAAAATGTAGAAACCCCAAAATTGCACAGGTAATAATATCTCAGTATGGTGGAGGGTATTGCAATAACGTATGATGTTTTTTCAAGTTAAAATTGGTGATGTTTTTGGGGATTTTTTAGAAGTTTTTCTTAGATGTTTTAGGATTATAAAAAATTCGGGAGCACCCACAACAAAGTTGTTTGATGCTCCTTCTAAAAGATTGCTCTTTTCAATACTGACTATCAGTATATGATTAATTTTTTTAATTGTCAATATAAATAGGGGAGTACCGAAGTACTCCCCATTAGTCAGTTCCTGTTCACTTATTCGCCAATTGCCTTTTTAAATTTCTTCCATACTTTTTCGTTCATCATCGGAGCTGGGCAATGTTTTCCGTTAACGTCAAAATGACGTATAACTGTATGTGCATTAGGACAGTATTTGCGAATGTATTTGATTAATCGTTTGACTGCTGCTGCCTGCTCTTTTGTATAAGGTTCTGCTTCTGTACATCCACATAATTCAATTGAGACTGAATTGTAATTTGTACATTTGCTGTAATACTTTCCACCACCTGTAGCTTTGCAATCATTGTATTTTCCACCTCCTACTGCCCATGCTGTTCGGTTCAGAGTGATGCTCCTGGCTATATTCCCCTGCTTATCAACAAAGAAATGTGCTCCGGCAAGTCTTGTGTTTCCTGTAGCGTAATAATCAGCATTGTTTTTTGCCGTATCGTTGCTATTTCCAGTGTAATGAATAACTATGTATTTTACATCTTTTCTGTTTCTTTTGGTCGGTGAATAGCTGATAGATTTAGCCATTCTCTTGTACATCTTCATATCTTATTCCTCACTTTCTTCATCATTTTCATTGTCAAAATGTATTTTTTCTTCTGTCTGACTTTTAATATTTTTCACTAAAGGCAGTAAGAATGTTGGTATTGTGACTCCTATATCTACTATGTTTTCTAAAATGCTTATAAGCTCATTGCATGTTATCCAAATTGCAACTATGCAGCTTATCAGGAATGTAAATGGTAATGTGATTCCTGCCGTCTGAGATGCATATAGAATAAGCTGGTCAATTATTGCACCGACTACTACCAACAGCCACATTGATACTTTCTTTGCTATTCCTCTAAAACTCTTATATGAGCTTATTGTTCCGTCTGCTCTGTACTTTGCAGCCATCAGGCCTGTTGCATAATCAATAATGTTACAAATTACCATTAATAACGTTGGAATGTAAAGCACTCCTAAGAACGAGGACAATGTGCTTCCTGCTGCTGTGATAATTTCTTTAATGTGTTTCATGTTTTTTCTCCTTCTCTATGTTTTTTGATAATAAAAAAAGACCTTGCGGTCCTGCTCTGATTTGTTTCATGTGATTAGTCCAATTTAATATACAAACTTCTAGCTGTAAACATTAAGCGTTCCTGTAATGATACTTTAGGTGTAATAAGACCTCTGCTTGGGAACAATATAGAATCGTCATATACTCCAATGCTTCCATATAAATTATTGAAATATATGTTATTTCCATCAGAATCTGTTAACGGTTTTAAATCACTATTTAATAACTGAATTTTATGAAGTTCTAATTTATCATCTTCGTTATTGTAATTTCCTGAATATCTAGGATTTCCTAGTGGAAGTGCATAGTTATCATTTATATCATCCGTTATATTGTAAACACATGTATATTCATTCGGACTATTATATATTCCACTATCATTTCCGCCAACATATCCATATGCGTAGAATTTATTATCTGTCGCTTTTGCTATTCCACCTATTAAACAATTGCTCGTTGAATTTGAGCATTTAATTATAATGCAAATACTATCTTCCATACATAGGATTGACATACTTTTATATGCAGTAGTATTCCAACTGTTTTCATCACTCAACTTTCCTGCAAAATAAGTTGGGTTAAGAATGTTTTGTTTATTAGAAGATAAAGAATCTCCAAAAGATATTTCTCTTTCTCCCCACTTACTACTAGTTGCAATTCGTATATATTTTGTAGAAAATTTGTTTATTCTAAATATCATACTTCCTATAAAATTTGTGGTTGTATTAGAAACATATACTACTTCAACATTTTCACCATAAAATTCTTCTAATGCATTTTTTAATTTTGAATAAGCACTATTATCTGTAACCTTCACATATTTATAATTCATATATTATTCCTCACTTTCTTCTAATTTATCCTCTACTACAGTCTCGTCAGTATCATTTATAACGATTGTTTCCGTTTTAAAATTAGTTTCCAATTTAACTTCATAACTATCCTCCACTATTTCTACTTCAAATCCGTTACCACCTAGTTTTTTAATCCTATCAGCAAAATCAATTGCTTTTATTTTATTAGTGCTCTTTTCTGCGTATCTGATAGCATCTGCTATGTTTTTTAGGAATTTTGTTAGTATCATTAATAGTCACCTCCTAAAGCATTTTCAACTATCAAATCTGTCACTCCATTAATTCCATCTTCATCGTTATAAAGACTATAGTTAACTATAGCCTTATGACCTGAGCCTGGATATGCTACATAATATTTTAATTCACTAATTAGTGAAACATCATATTCTTTATCTGAAATTACATTAGTTTCTACGGCTTCTAAATTTGTTATCCAGATACTACATATACCTTCTGCAGGTAAAGTAACTTCAATAAAATCACCTATAACAACTTTTGCAAACTTTATATATTTAAAATTGCTTACATCAATAGAATACATTGTAGACGGTCTTTCTCTAGTTGTCTCTGCAAATACAATTCCGTTATGGTCAATCCCTAGGTTTCTACACATTTCAGAATAATGTAAATTCATTTCCTGCGCCACATTGTTGATGCTCTTAATCTGGCTTAAAGCTGTGCTATTAATGGCACTAATCTGACTTGTAGCTGTATTATTAATACTCTCAATCTGTGTAGATGTTTTATCCTCAATAATTCCTATCTGATTTGTAGCTACGGCATTTATATTTCTCAACTGTTGATTTGTTACATTTGTAATGTTACTAATCTGACTTGATGCTACTGTATTAATACCTTTTGTCTGCGATTCTCCTGCTGCTGTCGCTGACTTATTAATTGCATCTATCTGCGATAATGCTGTGTTGTTTATGTCTTCAAGTTTTGCATTAGTCGTATTTGCCAAATCCGTAAGCTTTCCATTCGTCACCTCTGTTATTTGTGTTGTTGCCTGCTCTGTCCTGGTGTCTATCTGCTTTAAGCATTCTTCGTTTACCTTTACTTTGTCATTTGCTTCGGCTACAAGTTTTTCTGCGTTTTCAAGCTTTTCTTCAACATATTTTCTAAACGGCTTTTCCTGTTCAGGTTCAATGTAATCTGCCGGCTTTGCACGAGCCTTAACAGGAATAATAACAGTCTTGATTGTTGTTTCACTATCTGAGTTAATTATTTTCAAATATGCCAGGATTTTCTTATTTTCCTGCAATAAAATATCAGGTATTTCTACCTGACTATCGTTTATTGCTTTATTTATTGTTAATTCGCTATTATTGTTTGAAAACTGTACCTCTGTTCCATCTTCTATTGTGTCTGCTATCTTAAGAATCTGCCCCTTGTCATATTGATACAGCTGTTCAATCTGCGTCAGGGTTGAGTTTCCAAATTCTACCTCATGTATGTTATTGTCCATGTCTGTCTCCTTTCTATACGTCATAGCCGGATATAAACTTTCTGTTAACAAAAAGAATGTTGGCTCTTCTTCCTCCACCACTACCTGCTACATAGTTACCTGATGTTGCCGGATTTGTCTTTAAATTTCTTGTGAGTAACAGATTAAATCCACCTTGTCGAACTATCTCGAAAGCTGTATCTGGGTAAGCTGCCCAATCAGCGTTAATTGCAGCTATTGGAATATAACCATCCGGTGCATTGATAGTTGCCGGGCTTTCAGTCACAACCGCTGATACACAGCAGAACATCTTTCCAAATATATCCGATACATTTTCAATCTGTGCAGTGCCGTGTACAATTAAGTCACCACCAACACCTAAATTCTCTCCTACATTTGCATAACTCTTAGTCTCTAAAGAACCGTCTATAACTGCATAACTCCCAATATTCAAAAAACCATCTATAACTGCATATCCTTTAGCAAACAGATTACCATCTCCATTCACTTCAAACATGTGATCATATGTACTGCCACTTATAAGTTTCTGTATACAAAATCCTGCCCATTTTTCTCCTGGAGTAGGTGGTTGCATGTATACACCATAAGTTCCCACATCTGACGTTACTTCCTGTGAAAAAGTTGAATCGCTAATATTCCAACCGCCTACTTTTCCGCGATTAGCCATTAATCCATCGTTTGACATCATTCCAACTAAATTACCTGACGAATCTGTGACCTTTAAAACACCATTGCCGTTCTTTTCTCCACCAAGATTAAGAGTACCACCCTTTGCCCAGTCGAAATTGATACCTATAGTTGAAAGTACTTTTGTAATTACATTGCCGTCTTTTCCAAGTCCTGCATTAAATGTCTTTCCGCCATCAGTCGAAACTGCAATTGCATTTGCTGTCATTTTCCATATTGTTGTTGATTCTTTCAATGTTTTCTTATCGTGCAGATAGAAAATAGTTGAACCATCCTTCTGTTTTTCCTCTGTCTTATATATACCAAACGAACCCATCATCAAATCCGTCAATCTCTGCATTTCGTTATTGTAATCATTAATCAAATGTTGATTATTCTGATTTGCCTTTGATACTATCTTGTCAGATATTGAAAAACGCTGGTATTGATTTTCTGTTTCAGTTTCAGCGCCTAAAGATAGCTCCTGATTACCACAAAGTGTAAAAGTACAGTTTGTAATAAAACTTTCAAATGACCTTCCTTTTCTGTCAGTTACTTTAATACTGTCCCCTGCTTCTATTGTAGGGTCAGATAAACACGATAAACCGTAAACCCTTATTGTTGTTCCTACCACGGAACTTTTAAGTATATTCATTACTTTATTTGCCATGTCCTCTGTCTGAATCAAGGGATTGTCTTCCATAGTTAGAACATATCCTTCTGTTCCGACAAATGCAGTCTTGTTTTCTTCTGTCTGCTCAGTTTCTCCTTCCTTAACAGTTGTAACTGTATATCCAAATCTCGCACCTGTTATTGTCATTGACGAACGATTCTTCGTTAATGAAGACTGTTCTGTTATTTCATAAGGAGAATTTGATTTTTCATACCATGCAAATTTTAATTTCTGATCTGCTGATATGTATGCATACTTTCCCAGAATTTTCCCACAATAACTTACAATGTCCCTAAATGTAAGTGAATCTGTAGCCGGTCTTGAATTAACTATATAATTTGCTCCGGTTCCTATTGTAGTTGTGTCTAATGTAATTCCACAATGTGTACATGCTTCCTGGAGTATTTCCCTGATGGTTGCAGGATATGCCAATGTACTTTCAGCATATTGCAAATCAAGAAACAGTATTTTATCATATGCTTCAATTACTATGGTGTCTCCTGAATCCTGGGCGCTGTTAATGTAAAATATTCCCTTTGTTACATATTCAAAGCTGTCTTCTACTAAAAGACCTATCTTTGTTGATATTCTTGCATCTGTCAGGTCCACATCTTCAAATCTTTCATCTGTATTATCAATTGTTAATGATAATTTAGCCGCCACAACACTTCCTACATCAAATGTACTGTCAGATGATGTCGCCGAATTAATGGAATATGCCAAAACATCTGACATAATTAATGGTATTTCCGTATCATCTTTTAGAATAATTTTATCCTGCAGGTCAAATATTCTATCTTCCTTTATTGCTTCTTTATATGCTTCTGTTACATTAATCATTTAATTTCCTCTTTACTGTTGAATCAAGTCTACTGTTGCCGATTTGTAATAAAAAACTCCATCCGACAATCTTCCTAAAACTTCTTTTGTTAAGGTTCCTCTATATGTCTTAATAGTTATCAAGCCACCATCATCTCTGAACGTAACTGGAAAAAATCCTCTTGTTAGATTTTTCTTAATTTTTAAATATTCATTTTCTGTTAAAATTCCCCATGTTATGCTTACTGTCTTTTTTTCTGCAACCACATCACCGGTCATTTTTCCATTTAATGTTCTTCCCGTATCTGCCGTCCATATCAATTCATCTGCTATTGACAAGCTGACAGGCGCAGGAAGTTCAACACTTCCTGCCTTTAATACTGCTTCTGCCATATCCATTACTCCTATACTATCGTCACGTTATTAAAACGTCTGTCTAACGCTGTCTTTTTTGCTTTTTCAAGCCTTGCCAGCTGTTCACCATCAATATTAAATCCTACACTCGAAAGTGCTGCTATGATTCTAATTACTGCTCTGTCCATTATTCTTGCTAATTCATCTTTTGTGATTCCGTTACCGCCAGCTTTACTTACTGCCTCATCTACCATAGCCTGTAATTTGTTTTCAGGTGCAACAACTTCTCCCTGATGTCTGTTATCACCAATCATTGCAAGCTGTGGAGTGTTCTTTTTAACAAAACCACCTTGTGCAAGTTTTGGTGTAAGTTTAGGTATTTGAGGTACTGATATTGGATTTTCACTCCATAGACTTTCAAATGGTTTTACGTTACCTATTCCAACGCCTCTGATTTTATTAAGCATGCCATTTATAGAATTAAACGGCATTTTAATAATCTTATTTATTCCATCTATTAATCCATTAACTACTGTCTTAAACGTATCAGCTATACCTTCCTTTATTCCGGTAAATATCTTTCCACCTGTACTGAATACATCCTTAACTGCTGTCCACGCAGCACTAAACTTTGAGCTAAACCAATCAACTACATTGCTAAAGCAACCTTTAATTGCTCCCCATACATCTTCTTTAAAGAATGATTTTACATTTGCAAACGCACTTTTGACTTTATCATATGCTCCTGTAAACTTCTCACTGAAGAATGTTCCAACATTAACGAAAACTGTTTTAACTGCGTCATATTTAGTCTGAAACCAACTACCCATTCCTTTAAATGTTGTTGATATAGCTGACCATGCTACCTTAAATGGCCCGCTTATGACTGTTCCAACTGTTGCAAGTATTCCTTTTAATGCTGTAAAGAAACCACTAAAGATTCCCTTTATTCCATCCCATGCCTTTTTCCAATCACCTGAGAATACTCCTGTAATAAAGTCTACTACTCCCTTTGCAGTTGTAGTTATTCCATTAATTACAGTTTGAATACTTTCTATATAAGTCTTAACTATTCCTACTATAGTTTGTAATATAGGGTCTATTTTTTCTTTTAATTTTGAAAATGCATCAGGTAATGTTGTAGTTAAAAATTCCTTAATTGCATCAAAGCACACAAAGAAGGCACTTTTAATACCTTTCCAAATTTTATCAACAGCTTTCTTAAACCAATCGCACTTGTTATACAGCAATACAAATGCTGCAATTAATGCTGTAACTGCAACTACTATTAAAGCCAAAGGATTTGCATTCATAACAATATTTAATGCCTTTTGTGCTAATGCGGCTGCTTTTTGCGCTACTGTTAATGCAATAGTTTTTGCAGTACTTGCGGCCTTCACTATTGCATCTTTTGCATATAGCGCAACAATCTTGGCTGTTTCGATATTGTCCTTTATCTTTGCAACGGTACACGCTGATATAGCTTTCTTCATTTTTTCCAAAATTGACACTATACCACCTGCATTTACAATAAATTCGCCGAATTTTATTGCTTTCCATGCTGCCATAAATCCTGCTACGGCAACTGTTGCTGTCCTGATTGTTCCCGGATGTTTTTCACACCAATCCGAGAATTTATTTAGTACTCCATTAATTCCATCCCATATTGTGGTGAATGCACCGGCTGTCCAACTTGCTATCTTACTTAATACATTATCCCATAACCATTTAAATAACGGCTTTAATGCTTCAATTACTGCATTAAGTATGTTTATTGCATTTTTAAGGGTTTCTAAAAATCTTGGAACTACTTCATTAGCTGTCCATGTACCTAATGGAACTAATACATTTTTCCAAAACCAAAGTAAACCCTCACCTACATTAATGGCAAATGGAGTTAGTGCTTTCCATAAATTATTTAAGGATTTTTCTATTTTTCCATAATTTATATTGTTTAATCCATCATTTAATGCTGATATAAATTCAGGTAATCCTTTGCCTAATGTCCATTTGGCGACTGGAACTAAAAAATTAGTATAAAAGCCTTTAAGTGCATTCCAACTAAAACCAGCCAATTTAGACAAACCTTCATTGTACAGTTTTTTTAATGCTTCTGTTGTTGGTGCCAGTTCTTTTTGCATGTCCTTGAAAATCTTTGCAAATTTCTTTGAATATCCATCTAGTTCTGTCTCGCCTTTATTAAGACTTCCATAGTCAACTTGACTACCGGCTACTGAACTACCATTACTTCCATTGCTTCCTGATGATGAATCATCTGATGTTGGTTCAGTTAATTTATTTATCTTGTCAAAGCCTGCAAGTGATTTTTCAACTTTTTTTGCCGTCTTTGTAGCAGTATCTCCTATTGATTTCACATTACTGTTTGCATCAGAAGCGGCTGCAGAAGCATTTTCCATTCCTGTTGCTATTCCAGTTGTGGATTTTTCTGCATTCTTGTTACCTGTAATTAAGTCTGTAAATGCTTTAAATGCACTTGCAAGCGTTGCCAATTTGCCTAAAAGTACATTAACTGCCTTAATAACCGGAGTAAACACATTAATTAACCCCTGACCTAAACTTGCTTTCAGACTGTCAAACTGCAATGCTAATAATCTTGTTTGATTTGCCCAACTGTCTGATGTTCTGGCGAAATCGCCTGTAGCATTTGATAACTGTTGTTGAACAAATGCATATCTTAACGCAACTTTTTCCTGCTCATTCATCTTTGCAGTTGTTTTTCCATAACCATTAGCAAGAGCATACTGATCTAACGCTGTTTGTGTCATTACTACACCTAAATCTTTTAAAGATTCAGTTTCACCTGTAAATACAGATTTTATTTTTGTATATGCCATGTCCTGACTAATGTTATAAAATGATGCCACATCACCGGCTAATCCTGTTAATGTGGTACTCATATTAGCTGCTTCTTTTTCTGTAAATCCAAACGCTGATGCCATCGAGCCAAATGTACCGGCATATCTCTTGGCCATAGTTTCTGATAATCCAAATTGAGCTGCTGCACTTTTAGCGAATTTATCAATTGTACTACTCATATTTGGGAATGCTACATCGACTACGTTCTGAACTTCTGCTAAATCACTACCTAATTCCAGGCATTCTTTTCCAAAGTTAACTATTCCTTTAACAGCAAAGGCAGAAGCTATAACTGCCCCTGCCTTTTTTGCAACTGATTTTATTCCGTTTAACTGTGACTGAAATTGATTCTGATTAATAACTAAATCAAGTCCAATCTGACCTACACTTTCAGCCATATTCTCTCTCCTTTCTAAAGCAGGCACGCTCTCCTACTCTAAGGTGGAGATTATTGGCTCTTGACTTCATTTTTTCTTTTCCTGATAAACTCTATGTAATTAATTTGATTACATCGTGGGCATTTAATTTCACCCTTAAAGATGTCCGCTTTGCATAAGGTTTGCCCACATATATTGCATTTAATTCTATACATTTAACCCTGCCATTCTCATAAACATCTTTTCTATGTTCTGCATTGATTTCTCTGCATCTTCTTTTTTTACTGTTGCCCGTGAATGTTTCGATAACCATTCATTCCTGATTTTCCTTTGTTCATCATTAAAGTTCTTTAGTATCTCCTTGTCTGTTTCTGCTCTAATGGAAACTATTCTTCCAAGTGCCGTATCTGGTGAAATTCCTATTAGCAAGCTCACAAATTCACTCCACCGCATTGTTTTTAATTCTGCCAGCCTTATTCCATACTGAGATGCAAAAGAACTCACTATGAGGTCAAAATCATCTATCAGGTCATAGAATGTATCTACTCCCCCGACTGTTCATTCTCACTTCCGGACGCAAGATTAATTGCAGCCATTACTACAGTGTTATAGTCTTTGAAATTAAGATGTAAAGAATCTAATTTCTTTTTGCTTTCTTTTGTAAATATGATTTCACACATTTCAAGAACATCCTTAGCCGTTGGTTCATCTGTTGCAAGACCCATTACTTTCAATAAGTTTTCTGCACTTGCATCAACTTCGAGTTCTATATCTTTTACTTTTAATCTTGGGTTTTCTTCAAAATCTAATTTATCTGTAATATCAATAATCTTTGACATGTTATATTCCTCCTAATACTAAAATGGAGCAAGGCTTTTAACCCTGCTCCTTAATTCTAAATTGCCGGTGTTACAGTTGGCTTACCGTTACTCTGAACTTCAAATTCAAGTGGTCCTACTGCTGTACTGTCACCTGCTCCAAGTGCTGTTACGCTAAAAATTGCATTTTCCATTAGTACTACTGTGCCATCTGGGAATGTCCACTGAAAACATCCTTCTGCATCCCTACCATTTACAAATGCTTTTCCTGCTACGTAATCATTTCCTGTATCTCCGTTGTTTCTTTTTCCGGATACTGAGATTGTCAATGCTTTTGCTGTCATTAATCCTCTCTGCCATCCTTCTGCATCCATTGGTGTCCAGTTTTCAATACCATTGTCAAATGACACTGAAAAACTTTCCATATCAGCTATGTCATTTAAAGATGCCTTTGCAGCTCCCACCTTAAACGCATTTTTATATACCGGAAAAACTCCTGAATTTTCTGCTGACATATTATACTCCTTTCGAATAATAAAAATCTATTTCTATAACCCTTTCGTATACTCCTTTTTCATCTGTTCCTACATCTATAGGTTCTGAATTAAGTAACTTTATATAAGGGATATGAACATTGTTAATTGTTACATTTGTCTGGCTTCTTAAAACATTCCATAAAGCCATCGCTTTTTCTTCTGTTTCATCTGCATCATTTGACCAATGCAGAAGTATTGATACAGGTTTAATGTCATATGATGACTTTTCACCTATACACATTCTTGGCTGATCAGATGTTCTTCTCTGATATACTCCAACAGATTTATCCTGCTTGTTATCTAACTTTCCCATGTAATAATGTTCAGCTATATCAAACTGCTTCAACCAGTCTTTTATATCCTTTAAAGAAATCATCTATATACCTCCAAGTTTTTTGTACAATTGTTTATATGTTTTTCGTGCAAAATCCTTTTTTGAACCATTTTCAAGATAATCCTCTGCCCATCTGCCTTTTGCATTTGGATTTTCTGATTTTGTAAAATTAAACTCAGGATGATAGTACAATCTTCTTGCATATGGAGTATTAAAAGCAATTGTAATCTTTCCGCTTGCACTGTCAGAATAATCTACAAAAGTCTGTGTATTCTGTAAATTACCTGTATCAAATGGAATTACCTGAGACTGAACCATATCAGTATGTACTGCTTCCGCAGTCATTTCTAATGCCATTCTTTGTGCTTTTGTTAATTTTGCTATCCTACCCATATTCAATTTGATAGTTGAACTTACTTTCATATTACACCAACTCCAATAACGTATAATTTACACTTCCATCCGGATTTCTTGCTTTTGTTCCCTGATATATTGTTCTTTCCACTCCAAACACTGTTACTTTCCCACTACTTATAACAGCCTGCTCCGGGCATATATCTCCACAAAAATAAGCTTTTCCGCTTAAAGTTACTATCTTCTGTTCTGCGGTCATTTTTGTATATGCCATGTCCTGATAATTACACTTTAATTCATCATTAAGTGCAATTAAAGGAGCACCTGTTTCAGATACTCCTTCTTTATAAATAGTTACATTTATATCTGTCTTGCACATCGATTTTGGTACCAAATTAGGATATTTCATTACACACCTACCAATCTGCAGCACAACCCTGTCTGCTCTAATAAAGCATATAAATCTTTTCTAATTGCGACTCCATCCTCAATATATAAATTCCATGAACTACCAAAATTCATTGATACTCCATTAAGTGAATAACTTGATAATACAGTATTAATCATGTCTTCATTTTCATATTCAAATTCTGCCTGTCTGTATACAACCTCTTTTACCACATCTTTTTGAAATTCCGTAAGATTATCAAATCCTTTGGCAACAATTCTGTTAAATGTCAGTGCATCAATATGTCTGCTTGCCTGCCTCAACATCTTATCAACATCATCTTGTGGTATTAACTCTCTGGCAGTTTTCAAATATTCTTCCAAAGACACATAAGGGGTGTAAGCCATAGGCTCACCCCCTATTCTGCATTACTAGCTTTGATTTTTTTGATAATTCCTTCTTTTGATGTGGCATTACCTAAATCAATTCCATGTTCTATAGCATATGCTTTTAATTCATCCGCTTCCATTGCAGAGAATTTGTCACCTGAAATTTTATTAAGCTGAGCTTTCAACTCATCCCTTTCTTTAACCACCTTTTCATATTCTGCATATGAAACTGTAGTCTTAGGTGAGTGTTCTAAAATTTTACCTTCATCATCGTAAATATCATATCCTAATGTAAGATATTCATCTTTCTGCATTTCAGATATGTTATATACCTTATTATCCTTTACCGCTCTCATGGTATTGCCTCCTATTCTGCTGCTGCATGAATGATACATCCCTCTTTCATAAGTTCATCAATAGCAAATGTACCATTAAGTTTTCTGTTCTGATATAAATAGTTGTCCGCAGTTCTTGAATCTGTTCCAGGTTCAAATACTGTAATGAAACTATACTTGTTTCTTGATACCTGACATTCAGGGTCAATTAACATGTAATCCATCTGAACCGCTGATACATCAGCTGTACATCCTGAAGTAAAGTTATATTTGGACTTAAATCTTGCAGATGGAACTTCCTTAATCATTCCAATATCATCGATAGAATGAACTCTTCTGTCGATTCCCTTTGCTCCGCTTACTTCAAGTGTTCTCTGAATACCCTCTGCATTCTTAAGCAACTTAAGGTAAGCTGGTGTACAATAAAGAATAACTCTGTCAAGTGGGACACCTGCATCTGTCATAGCTTCCAAGTTATCATCAAAATCTGAAAGAACATTTGCTGTTGTAAGAGCTGTTGTCTTAATCTTGGCACCTACTCTTTTAGCTTCAGCATAGAGTTTACTAAATGTATAGCAGTCTGCCTCCGGAATAGCCTGAGTTGTTTCAAATCTCTTCTGAATATTTGCAATTGTTACAACTAAATTAGTTTCATCGACATCTACCGGGTCAATTACAAACTCAATATCTCTGTCATGATCTAATGTTTTTGTTTCATACTCATTTGAATATGAACCTGTGTTAAATCCTAAACTTCCTCTTGTATGGTCCTTATATCCACTTACTGATAATTTAGGAATCTTTAAGTTTTTACCATTCACAATCTGAATGTCTGAATTTGAATTATACAAGTCTACAGAAATCTGTGACTGTCCGTATAATTCGATTAAAATGTTGCTGAAAATATCAGCGTACTGTAATGCTGCCATGTATTACTACCTCCTATTTTTTCTTTATTCCAAAGATGCCTCTTAATAAGTCATCCTGGTTTTGCTGATTATTACTATTTGGAGCTCCAATCTGTGTAAATCCTTGATTATTATTTGCTCCACTATCTGCCGGTTTCAAGGCTGGTACATCTTCTAAAACCTTGTTTATTGCTGCTTTTACTTTTTCAGCATCAACTGTTCCATCTGTATTCATTACTTCCTTAAAATCAGCCATTTTTATTACATATGGAATAGATTTTGCATCAATTCCTAACTCCACAGCCTGTATTGTTGCTGAATTCTGAACCACAAGCTGCTGATTCTGACTTTTAGTCTGTGCAAGCTCTGTCTGCATTCCTGCAACATCAGGTGTATTCTTTGCTCTCTGCGCTTTGTAACTGTTAATTGCCTGTGTCACTTCATTTTCTGACATTCCCTGCTGTTGAAAGAACGACCTTAAAGCCGACTGCTCAGCTCTTGCAGTTCTGCTATTAACAATTCCGTCTAACTGTTCCTGGGTATATGTTGCACCCTGATTACTGTTTCCAGTATTTTGGTTACTGTTACCATTACCGGTATTACTCTGGCCATTGTTACCATTACCGTTTCCATCTCCACCATCACCTGAGCCTTCTGCAAAAAACTGAATGTTCATTGGTATTAATGTTGTTTTCTTCATCTTATTTATCCTTTCCGTTTTAGCTCGTCAGCATATTCCGAGAGTTTTAAGCCATCACGTTTTGGGCATATAAAAATCACCTACTTGCTTGCAGATGCCTTTGGTTCATCTTTTTCAATTACAGCGCCTATTTTTAATAAATATTCCCTGCGCTCCTTTGTCTTTGCCTTGACCTCATCTCCGGCTTTTACTAAGGCAAAATTGTTTTCCTTGTCATAAAAATTGATTTTTGCAATTAACATTTGTTACCTCCTTTATTTCATTGCATAAAAAAAGCACCCTTTGGATGCCATTATCTATCTTTATTCTTTAACTAAATTCCTGGAACTATTTCCTTAATTCCCTTTGCCATTTCAGCAGCTCTCTTCATTAAACTGTTTTGTTCCAAATACTCCAATCCCTTTATTGTTATTTCTGGTCGTGATAATGCCACCTTAGGATAACCACAGTCAAAGCTATTCCACACCTCTACTCCGGTTATGTAACCCTCATTTACGAGCATTGCAATAATCCTACACCATCTGGCTTCGGTTAAATTCAAAGCTTCTTTAGATATTGTTTTAGTATCAAATTCTTCCAAATCCATCGCTGCTTCCATAATTTTCAGAATTTTGTATATGACTTTAAAATTATCCATAAACAATTACTCCTCTATCACATCTATGCCATATTCTTTTGCACATGTGTTTTCAATCCTGCATCCTCTGTATTTCTCCCAATCTTTACAGAAATATGCAACATCTGCACCTGCTAACAGTTCCAGGCTCTTTCCTAAAAACCATAATGGCTTTGCATCGTGTGGAGCATTTTCAAAGAAACTGTCAATGATTTCTACATCTTCATTGTATTTTTCTTTGATTTGCTTAATTGCCTTTGCTCTTTCTTCCTTAATCTGTTCATCCGTTTTGTCTTTCATTGGCTGACTAATAAATACTTTCATCTGCTTTACCTCTTTTCTAATTTTTTGTATAAAAAAAGACCATAAATAATTATGATCTAAATTTAACTTAAGTATAAAAATACCACCTAATCTTTCGACTGGGTGGTACTAACATTACACTATTAATCATAATCAAGAAGTCGTTCGGCAGGCGTACCATTCTCCTGCATCTCTCGGGTTTCCCCTGTCAAGCCATCGGCGTGTGGACGGGTACGAAATCTTCCACCTCAAACGACTTCTCTCTTATGTTATTTCAATTGTATCACTTTTATTCTTTTTTGTAAAGAATTGCCTTATTACGAAGTAATCTATCCCATTCCTTTTTGTTTATTTTCATAAACGTTATGACTGAATTCTTAAAATCAGGATTATCCATAGATGTAACAAGTCTTAAAATAGCCTTAAATATCTTCCCATCTTTATCTGAGACCTCCTTCAATATTAATGCTGTATTAGGTTTATTTGATTGAATAATATAATCGGGTTTCTCAACAATTCTTTTTAAATATTCGCAGTAGCTCTCATAATCATTTGGGTGTCTCTCCATAATATGGTTAATTCTCTCATCTGTTATGATGACCTCATCTGTGATAATATCGCTTGTTATACATTTGTAAATATCTTTATCGATTTTACCTACTAAATGCACATCTATTTCCTCTTTTGCAACTTTTGATTTCATTATATTAGAACTATGCAATTTTTCAATATTTTTGACTCCTGCCTTTACCTTAGCCTCTTCAATAACCTTTTCTATGCTTTCAGGTATCTTCTGTCCCTTTTCTTTAGCAAGAAATCCTTCCGCAAACGCTTCATATGGATTCTCTGTAGCATATTTGCTTATTTTAGCCGCATCTATCTTTCCTGTTGCAGAATACCTTGTGTTAATATCGTACTTCCAATCACCATTAATAAGTTTACCACCTAAATCTTTTGCGCCAAATACACTTTTTTTCTGAACATAATCAACATTAGCATGTCTGTGTATGAAATGGCCATACTCATGTGTCAAAGCATCCATTAAATTCTCTCTAACTGCCATGCGCTGTGTATTCAACTCAATTTCTGCTTCAGCTTTACTAATAATGGCTTTTTCTCTCTCGTATTGCTTTATGTTTTTATCTGATAATATCTTTTCTGCATTTTTTAAATGTTCTTTCTGAATATTGATAATATCGTGCTTATTCCTGTACTGTACAAGCGAGTTTTCAGATTCCTTAATGAAGCCTGCATATTTGTCAATATCATTAAATCTGTTAGATATGTATATCTTATCGTCTATCCAGTTATAGGTAGCTGTTGCATCCGTCACCTTAAGTGGATCGAACACAATGCCTTTAGGCATTATTCCATACTTATCTTTCAACCTGGTTAATTCATTTTCCAAAGCATCTACCGTCTTAGGTGTCATTCTTTTTGAAAGGCTTATCTCTTCAACTATGCCAGCATTTAATATTCTGTTTTGAGCTTCATTCTTGTAAATTTCCTGTTTATCAAGCATATTTTTGTTAAGAACATCAACTTTCTCCTGCAACTTCTTCCTCTCATCAACTGATTGTCTTAACATCTTCATCTCTTCCTCCGTACCGGTTGCATCAAAATACACTTTCTTTTCAAGAGGCTTTTCTTTTTCAAGACTGGCATTTATCTGTTTCTGTATCTCTTCGATTTGAGACTTAAGATTATTAATTTCTGCTTTAGTTCCTTCTTTATCAAACGCTGTATGTTCTTTCTTCCATTTTGCTCTTCTCTCATTAATTTTATTTTGATATTCAGAATCATTTTTCAGGCTTTGTGCCTGTTCTTCCCATTGTTCCTTTCTAACAGCATATTGCTTCTTATTTCCATCATCCAACGAATATTTAGATAACCTGTCAAACTTATCAACATTTCTCTGAATTAAATTTCTTCTGTTTTCCTGCTGTTCTGTAACAACCGCCTGCTTCATTTCCTTTTTGGTTACCTTTTCAGGCTTTTCAGAAATGCCCGGGAAATATGTTGTATGTCCATCTTTGCAGTTTGGATGATATAATCCGCCTGCCATAGCCTGAGACATTAACGGATATGGACCATCACTTGCTTTTCCACCACTCCATACATCATCTATTAATATCTTTCCGGTCCATCTTCCACATTTAGGACAAGGTAAACCACGTTTATTTACTATAACTGTTGTTATGCCCCATTCCTGACGTTTAGCGCCTTCGCCCTGACAGTAAGCTCTTGTGTTGGCTGTTCTTAATGCCATTCCTGCATATGAAGCAATGTTTACTCTGGCACCATTTTTATACTCTATACAATTAATTCCACGGCTTAAAAAGTCTTTTGTGGCCATATCCACTGCCTTTTCATAAGTTCCAGCTCCCGTATTGTAGTATATCTGAGAGTTAAATATTATTTTTCTGTACTGGTCATTTACCATTCTGAGCATTGCAGTTTCTGCTTTTCTCATGCTGCTATTAACCTCATTTAGCAATGCATCTAACTTTCTATCGTTAATACGAAAAAAAGCACCTTCAATGGTGCTTCCTGCCTTATGTGTTAACTTTGCTCCCTTTTTTATTGCTTCAAGAATGGCTTTCTCCTGTTCGGTTTCTCCTGTTCTTCTATGTAGCAATATAGACTTTTCAATATTTCTGTTAATATCTGCAAATATCTTGGTGAACTTCTTTTGATTCTTTTGCTTGTATACATTAAGAGCCTTAAGCTGTTCTGCCTGCCATGAAGTCCAGTTCAATCCTTCTTTCATTTCTTCTGCTCTGTGATGTGACAAATTGCGCATCATGGAATTTATAAGTTCATTCTCAATTGCTCTGAAAGCCTCTTCAACGTCATAATCCTTTGGCATATCTTCTAATCAACTCCGTTAGCATATACTTTAAAACCAGCCTTTTTAAACTGTCTTTTTAAACTTTTTACCTGAGTAACTGAATTACATTTATCATTTCTCATTTCAATTACTTTGTCTTTCTCCAATGCATATATTCCTCTTGGAACCTGCTCACTTGCAAGTCTAAGAAGGTTCATTGCCTTGTTCTTGGACATTTGGTATACTTTTTTCCCTACTATTACCTTCATCAGTTAAATCTCCTTCCATATTCAAAGCCGGTTGCTGTTCATCTGTTATTCCCTGCTCTGCCTTTAATCTTGCAACTTCTTCTTTTTTCCACTCTTCATCTTTTGTATCACCATACAGTTCCTCAACGGATGCTTCTACACTCATAATTCCCTGTGTCTTAGCTTTTCCAACTGTCTCTACCTGACTTTCAAATGATGGATTAGCATACTCACTAAAATCAATTGTGCATTTAACCTCTGTTAATGTTTTATTTTGACTTATATTGATAACATCAAATACTTTCTGAATAAATAAAGGTATCTGGTCCTGTAAGATGTCTACTATGTTTCCTCTTGTATAAAGAGTAGTCTTTTCTTTTTCCCTCTGTGCTTCTGCATTGTCCAACTTCTTTACATCAATTCCTAACGTGCTAGGACTTATAATACCCTGCAGGCACAAATCCAGGGCAGTAATGTACGTTGCCAGATACGATTCGTGTGGAATTGCTGGCTGTGTCACTTCAATTTTGTTTTGAGAATTTTCGGACATATCATCACCTTTTGCAATATAAGAATTGTCAAAGGCATTTGGCTTGATAATTGCTCCGCTTTCAGGATTTCTTGGAAGTAATGATTCAGGAATCCACTCCTTACTTCGTCCTTTTCTTAAAGCGTCCATCCATTGACTCCACGCTTCATCTAATGCATCAAAATCATCTGTCTTTTTATCAAATATGGACTGTCCTCTGCCTTCCCATTTAGCGCTTTCACCTAATTTTATTGGCTGTGCCATCATTAATGATTTGTCAAATTTCACATCTGATAGTCCGTTCAACATTGGAATTGAATTAAGAGCTACTTCTGTTCCATCCATCCCTCTATAAAGCTTGTACGTAATACAGCCATATCCATAATGTTCCTTTAGAAAATAGTTCATGTCGTTGTAAGTGTATTCTGTAGTAAACACTACTTCCTGTATTCTTCCTCTGTTATATACATAATCAACTTTATCCGCTCCGTAAAATTCTATAATCGGATATTGGCTTATTTTTGTATCGAGTGATATTTTAAATGCACCATCACCTAATACAAGCATCTTAGACGTTGCCTTTTTAAGTATTTCTTTAAAGTTATTATCTTCTGCTATATCGTCCCATGTCCTTTTGTCTGTATCTTTTGCAAATGTAATCTGGCTAAAATCATTAATAATAATGTCAGTCAATCGGTCAACTATAATCCCTGGTAAGCCTGTATGTATTTTTCTTATCTCTCTTCCAACAGTTGAACGTGCAGCCCAAAACTTCACACCATCAGAACCACCTGGAATGTTTTGATAAAGCTGTGTCAGTTCGTAGCTATCACCACGATACCAAATAAGATTTTTTACACAATTTCCATCATAATTAAGTAATTCCCTAATGTTAAACGTCTGTTTTGGAGCGTCCTGTATTCTTAAAAAATGTCTTATTCCATCTCTCATTTTATCTAATAACCTCATTCTTTATTTACTCCTATTTTCTTTCTGTATGGAATCCAATTATACTGAACTGAGTTAACCATATGATCATTTCCATCTTCTGGTTCCTGGTCTTTTTCCTCTTTCCATGAATACTTGTCTAATTCCTTTTGATATTCCTTACAGGTTTCAACAATTAAAAAACTTGACTGAATGTCTTTATCATCATTAAAGTTCATCCAACCAAGTTGTAATATAATTCTATCTATATTTTTCACACCCTTATATGCTTCATTGAACACATATAAGCATTGTGCGTGTTCTCTTTTAAACTTTTTTAATTCAGTTATAGTTGCCTGGTCAGCAGAATCAATGAATGTTTGCTTTGCCATTCCCCATTCTTTTCTGTTTCTTTCAAGAAAATCATAATAGTTTTTAGCAGTATCTGACGGAGCTAATGGAACTCCTATTTCAGCATTGTTATACACTCTTTCATCCAAAAGTATATATCTGCCTCTATTTGTTATTCCTGCAAAACTCATGGCTATTGTATCAGGACTTTTAGTTGAATACGCTGTATCTAATCCACTTGTATATATTTCAAACCATTCTGTCTGCTTTTTATCTGCTCTGTTTCTGATAAATGCTTTTGCTTTATCAACTGTAATAACATGATGCTTTCTGTCAAATATGCTGAATACAAGACCTGTAGCCTTTCCTCTAAGACCTAATATTTTGTTTTTATACATTTTGGTTCCAACCGGAACCGCATCTATTTTGTCCTGAATATCCTGCTCTGTTAAACTAGCATTATCATAAAAAGTAAAATACCAATGAACCCAGCCAACTTTTTCAGGTTCATTTAACTCTGCCAGCAATTCATCCGGATAATCTTTAATATACTTTTTTAAAGGTCTGCTATGATTAATAAATTCTTTATATACCGGCAAATCGGGACTGTCAGGATTTGATGTAGTCATCATATACTTGCATCTATGTGAGATTTCTCTTAAAAACTCCATATCAGCAGTATTAACTTCATCAATGTACACACAACCTTGCTGTGAACCTAATACCTTTTTCCAACGTGCCTTATTATCATAACCACACACGTAAATTATCTTTTCACCATTTGGTGTCTGATACTTAATGTGTGATAGACCAATTCTGCCTTGACCTTTAGGATAATATTCAGCTAAACCATCAAACTGATCCAAAAGGCCTCTTTCATTATTGATTACATTCTTTTCAACTGTACCAAGATCTGCTCCTGCAATAACATGATACTTAATATCGCTCTTTGCCACCATAAGCATAAACTTAAATATACCTACAGTAGTTTTTCCTGCTGCAGTAGTACCTTCAAGATAATCTCGCTTAGTTTCTGTTAATATAAATTCTTTAAATTTAGGTGATAGTATTAACAAATCTACTCACCCTCTCTTACAGGTGTCATTTGAGCTAAAATACTAGCAATGTTATCCAACTTCTCTGCTTTCTTTTCCTCTGCTTCGTTATTTACGTCTATCTTGTCAGTATATAAACCATATCTCTTACCAAGAAGCTCAGCTGCTTTATTTGCATCTGAAACTCTTGTAGGTATTTCAACTATTTGGGGTATCTCTTCCTTAACTGTTTGCTTTCTCATTGTCCCTTTTTCATCTGGAACATATGTAGATGTTTCTCTGCTCAAAGTAACTACAACATTTTCTTTATGTTCCCTTCTCATTACTGATGTGAGATACTCCAATACTTCCTGTGCGTCTGCTGTTTTTTCATTGTGCAATTCAGCTAACTGCTTTTCTATGTACTCTTTAATCTCAGGTTTGTTCATTAATCTTGAAGCAGCTGCAGCCGCAACATTATCATTTTTGACATTTTGATATGCCTTTTTGTATGCCATTGTTTTGTTAAAATCTGGATCCGACAAAAGTTCATCACAAAATTTCTGTTCCTTAATTGTCACTGCAACCACTCCTTTCTGATTTATTCAAATTGTGTAAACTTATTACGCTTTTTACTTTCCACTCACGAAAAAAGACAGCTTTTCAGCTGCCTTTAAAAGTTTATACTGGGGGAAAAACAAAAGTTATTGTCATACTTTTGCAAGTTTAATTATACCATATCTGTTTATTTAATGAGTTTAATTTGTTTAGTTTGTTTAGTTATTCAGATAGTCAGTTATCACCTGTGATACCCTTCCATTCGTACATCCAATAATGCCTGCAATTTCCTTTACTGACTTTCCATCAATAAATCTATAAATGAATATTTCCTTAATTTTCACATCCTCAATTCTGTTAATAAACTCTTCCACCTTTGCATTGTCACTCTTGGCTTTGCTGACTTCCTGCTCCCACTTTTCCAGCTTATGTATTCGCTTATTTGATTCAACAGGTTCTTCCATCTGTACTGCCATATGCGTTTCTATATATGGATGTTCTGCCATTGAGCTTTTTACCTTTCCATATACTGTTGGTATGTCCTTATATCTCTCTTCCTCTATCTTTTTTAGATTGCGTTCTATTAACCTCTCATTAACCTTATATGCTTCAAGTTCTTTCCTTGTCATTACCTTATCCTTTCTGTTTTATGCAAAATAAAAAACCAACCACCGAATATTGGTAGTTGGTCTGTTATTAGCTTTAGAACTATTTATTAATCTTCATTCTCAAAGAGATGTTTATATTTGATATTATCACCATATAATGCTGGAAAAACTTCCTCCCAGCTTCCTTCTTCCCAAAATGCCTTTGCTATAAATTCGCAAAAATGATATTCAATAGCAGGAGTTCTACGGCCAGCCGCTATAAATCCCCCAAATATATTTTGAATTGATGTCTCGTATTCTGCACTTGAAACAGGTATACCATTTTCAATTTTATTACGCATATCTTCCATCACATCTTGAATTTGCACATATTCATCTCTAGTTATATTGTATTCCAAAAGAATTCTACTAACTTCAGAATTTTTTAGTATTAATCCTTCCCTAAATTCTAATTGATCTACTCTTTTGGATAATTCTTCAATATTCATATCTTATCCTCCTATCCCGAATATTTATTAACATAATTATATCATTCCAACTACCAATATTCAATTGTCAATGTCCAAGTCACCATTAATCGTATGTACTTAATCCTCGTCCCAGCTTCTTGCGTCTCTTTCCCTTCTCCTGTCGTCTTTTGAGCTCATAATACATAGTGAATATACTGCTGCTATCACTATGATTACTATTACTATAATTAATATCTTAATCATTCGTTCTACCTGCCTTTACTATACCTATAATAGTCTGATATAATGCTGAATTTCTACCAACAAGTTTGGTAATGTATGTATCCAACTCTTCCACCACCTTATCCACGTCATATGCTGTTGGTTGTTTATCCAATAATTCAATAATTCCGTCATAAGGTGCTCCTGCTTCATATAACTTAGTTAAAAATTTTTTTAATGAATCTGCATCTATTAATCTCATTCTTATTCCTCTCTTTCTATTTCTCTCACTCCTTAACATTTCTTAACATTTAACATAAAAAAACTACCAACCAAATACTGGCTGATAGTTTTCTCAATTACTTATTCTGTTCAATGAATTGTTGCATTAACTTTGTTAATTCAGGTCCCTGAGACAAATGCAGTTCTTTGCATACCTTTTTAAATTCTTCTGCAACAGCTGTATTGACTTTGTATGTCTTTGCTGACACTCCTGCTTTCATATCCCATTTGTCCTGTGGTCTAGTTTTCTTTTCGTCCATTTATAATCCTCCATAATTGCGGTATCGTCTCAATTAGCATATATAACGATGCACATATTACAAATACGCATCCTACTATAGACCATTCCGTTGCTAAAGCTAATATGATGGTAAACATCAAAAATGCTGTAGAAAAGTTAAACTTCTTCATTTTATTTTCTTTCCCAATGTGCTAATATACTTGTAAGAGATTGGGAGATTTCTCTCCCTTTCTCCTATGTAAGAGCCTTTATGAGTTCGGCGATTGATGTAATCAATGCTGCTATTGCTATTAACGACTTGATTACCAAATCCCATATCTTAAGGCTCTTTTTGTCTTTTCTCTTGCCCATTGGTTTTACCTCCTTCATTTGATATATTTATTGTATCATACGTGTACGTATATGTCAATACTTTTACCAAACAAATTAAGTTTTTTGAAATTTATCAGCCAATATTTAGTTTTCAATGTACATTTTACTTCTTAACATTTCTTAACATCTATTCATTCTGTCTTATGAATGTATCAATACCACATTCTTCTTTTAAAATTGCTATCTGATCATCCCAGCAGCTCCAATCAGGATTCGTAATACAATCTGTTTTATTGTTGAATATTTCTCTAAACTCTAACAGTCTTTTTTTACCAAATCCAATTCCTCTTTCTTTAGCAATCTTAAAGGCATAAGCCATTCCTTCACGCCTTGCCTGCTCTTCTTTATTCATCCTTGCCATTTAAGTCTCCCTTCACTATCAAACACATCATTTATATCCATCTGCCCTTCAAGCTCCTTTTCTTCCTGCATTGGTGGCAAATCATAGTTTTCCGGCACCTCCACAGTAACTTCTATTGCTTCAAATGAATCTGAATTAGTCGGATGCCAATGTTTTCTTGTCATCTGCCATGCATATACTTCCATTTTTAATATTTTCTTTGGAATGTTTTTTAATATAACATCATGATATACATGGTCATTTTCAAATCTGTTTATCTTTTCTGCTATAAACTCAACTTTATAATCCTGATGTGCTTCATGTTCGCGCAGTTTCGCATCTCTCCACGCTCCATCTCCTATGTAATATTTGGCTTTAAGTCTGCCGTTTGACCTAACCTCAACTTCTATTTCAGCAATGCAGAAATTTAATTCCACCAATTCTTTTATTGTCACTATTGTTCACCTCCATCTATTCCTAAGTAATCAAATAATGTAGGTGTCTCTCTTTCCTCTTCAGCCTGTTGCAAATATCCGACGCCATCCCTGAAATAATCTTCATTTAATTCTATTCCGTATCCTCTTCTTTTCATTTTTACCGCAGTCATTGGAACTGTCATAAGTCCGCCAAATGGATCCAGAACCAAATCCCCTTTATTTGAATATCTGTTTATAATCCTTTCAACGATGTCTATCTGTAAAGGACACACATGCATTTGCTTTCTCCTTCTCGACTGCTGTGTATTGAGTGTTTTCATTCTGTTTATATCATCCCACACTTCAAGGTTGTTCCATGAACCGGGAGCTACTACCATAAATATAGCCGGAAGTCTTCCTTCTTTATCAAGCTGTTCTGCAAGTTTTACATGTTCTTCATAGTTGTAAATATTTTCTCTTGAATATTTGCGATATACCTTCTGTAAATTCTTAATGTCTGCTTCCAATAATTCTTTCTTAGTTACAAGTCTGTCTCCTGAACTTCTCCAGTATCCGTGTGCATCTATCTGCCATTGTGCCCTCGTATATTCTTCTTTTGTCTTTTTAACCGGTTCATCTGCATAAGCTGTTGATTTGTCTGTTGGCAGCTTTCTAAACAGCAATATATATTCCGGGCATCCCACTCCCATTTTTGAGCCGTCTTTACACTGTTCACTCCAACCTAATCTGTATGTCTGATTATTTTCCCTTACAACATCCGTCACAACCGTTATCATTCCAAAGTACTGAAATCCATGTTTTATGTAATGAGCTATACAGTCAGCATGGAAAGGTTCAATTGTTGGCATTCCCGTACCTGTTGCATTACCAAACAGTACTCTGTCCTTTACATGAATAGCCGCAACCCTTCCCGGTTTTAATATTCTTAATAATTCGGGTGTCAAAAAATCCATCTGCTCAAAGAATCTTTTCGTATTTTGATTGTGTCCGAAATCGTTATAATTTGCCGAATATTCATAATGGTTTCCAAATGGAATTGATGTATGAATTAAATCTACCGAATTATCATTCATGGTTCTTACTTCCTCAACACAATCATTATGAACTGCTGTATAATACTTTCCTTCTACCTTCACTGCTTTCACTCCTATCTTTCTATTAAGTCCCTGTGCCTTATTGTTCTGATTCAGACCATATTTCTTTACTATTTCAATCATTTTTGACACCATATGATTATGATTTTTCCACTTTTCTTCCAGAACCTCTTTAATACTCTTTTCATTCTCCATGTAAATTATGTCAATTATTACCTGCTCTTTTTGAAGGAATCTGTAGCATCTGTGTATTGCCTGAATAAAATCATTAAATTCATAATCTATGCCTACAAAAATTTCTCTGTGACAATGTTTTTGGAAGTTACAACCTGAACCTGATAATTCTTTCTTTGTTGCAAACAATCTTGTCCTTCCTTCCGAAAAATCTATAACTCTTTTTTCCCTGATTTCATAATTCTGTGAGCCATATATATCAACTGTTTCCGGTAACGCTTTTTTTATTGCGTGTCTTTCACTTTCCAAATCATGCCACAGTATAAAATTATCATTTGGACTTGCTTCTACGATTTCCTTCATCTTTTCTATTCTTGCAGATATACTTTCTCTTTTAACGGCTGCTGCTTCTTTTAATCCTGCTGCCGCTTCTGTAAATAACTGCATCTGTCCATTCTTATCAGCCGTATCTCCGTAGTTTATCGGTAATTCATGCCAGTTTACCTGCAATGGCGGCAATTCATATCCTTCATCTGAATATTCACTATTCAAATCTGAAGGCTTTGTACAGAATAATGCCCAGCTGCTTACCCACAACCAAAACTCATCTTCCTGATTAGGATATAAAGTCAAATTATTTGCCTTTGTACTGTCTCTTTGGAAAAATCTTGTTAATGCCTGACCTGTGTCCATTACTTCCAAATATCCTGCATAATGAATAAGTTCCTTATATTTGTTTGGTGATGGTGTAGCCGTTGCAACAAGTTTATATTCAACTCCTTTAAACTTTTCCAAAAACTCCTGATATGTCTTGCTTCCAAAACTTCTAAGAACTGACGCTTCATCTAAGGATGTTGCCTTAAAATATTTAGGTTCAATATTTCCATCTCTTACTCTTTCATAGTTGGTTATCATAATGTCACTTTTGGTATTTTTAACCTCTTCCATGTTTCGCACATATTCAGGCTTTTTATAACCTAATACCTCTACTGCATCATGTGTAAATTCCTGCTTAACTCCAAGTGGTAATACAATTAACGCTTTTCCACCTTTATGCTTTATTATCTGGTGACAAAATTCTATTTCCTGAACTGTTTTTCCTAGTCCAAATGATTCAAACAAAGCTCTTCTTCCGCCTCGTATTGCCCACATTACGGCATCTTTCTGGTGTGGTTTTAATATTGGATTTATATCTTCTCTTTTTACTTCAAATCCACTGTCTTTTGCTATGTCAATTTTGCTTTTTAAAAATTCTAAATATTCCATTTCTCTCCAGGAACCGATATATCATTACTCTGGCCAGAGTTCCGCTCCTTTCGATTATTTTTTATTCTTCAAACTGATAGTTATATCCATCTAATGCAAATGGTTTCTTTATTCTGTTATGGCATCTGTCTGCTATCGTCTGATAAGACATGTTATTTCTAATGCCTGCTTCTCTTACACTTACATATGTTTCTACAATTCTTCCTGCTTCATCTATCTTTATTACTGGTTTTCTTTTACCTGACATTCTCGAAGTAAGTTTCCCTAATTCCTCTCTTGTTATGAATCCTATGTTGTCTCTATGATTGTTCCAAATACTCAAGTCCTTATGGTATGGAACTTTTCCTTCAGGAATTTCATTTGCAAATGTATTTACCAGTAATCTAAAAACTGTGTAGTCCTTTGATTTACCATCAATAGTGATTTTCACAAATAAATTTCTTTTGTTCTTTCTCCTAAATGGTGTTAACATTTTTTTCTTACCGTTCTTGAATGTTTTTCTTACTTTTCCATCTATGCTGATTTCATATTGGTTATTTCCCGGTAAATTGATTAAATGCCAATAGTTTACAGGTTCATTAACTCTTACATCCATTTAACTCTTCCAATCTCTTCTGTAACTGCTCTCTTTCAAGCGTAATTGCTCTTACTTCTTCCCTCTGTTCATCTGTCATATAATCAGCACAGATTAGAAACATCTCCCTTCCGTCTATCTGTCTGATTCTGTATTCAATCTGTTCTTTTGTCATTTTGTTTATATCCATATCTATCTCCTCATTAATAATTTACGTTCAAGTGATTCCATATCATCTTTGCTATAATTTCGTTCAGTAAAGTTTGCTTTGCTCTGCTCCGGCTTCTTTTTGTCCGACTTATAAAAATTCATCCAGCCTTTTGATGTTGCTTCTTTAACAATCTCTACAAGTTCATCATCACTACAGCCTTTATCTTTAAAAGTATTAAGCTGCTCAATGAGATTAACAATCTTGCTTCCCGGTACTGGTGCAGACCTTTCTCGCATGGCGAGATATGCTGCAAATGCATCATTCACTTTTTCTGAATCGAAATATGTATTTACTTTACTTTCCTTTACTTTACTTTCCTTTACTTTACTTGTTGAATTTCTGCATACATTTTTTTCATTTCTGCATACATTTTTTTCAATTATGTTTACATTTCCCTTAAAATTGGCAACACTAACTAAAAGGTACTCGTCTATAACTTCAATTTCTGTTCTTCTTTTAACAACATCAAAATACTGTCTTTGTATTCTCTCCGATGTTAAAATGGCATATTCATTGAACATACTCTCATTAAAAATACCTATCTTAATAGCATGATTCACTACCTGGTTTATTAAATTTAAATCCACACCGCTGTTCCCACCGAACCATTGCGACAAAAACAGAAGTGGGCTTCTTTCTATCCATTCACAGTAATACCCCTTATCTGAATATATCTTCTGCCAGAGTTTGACTATTACAGCAAATCCTTTTATGCCATAAGCTGCTTCAATTTCAGCCATATTATCGTTAGTGTGGCAATCTAATAGGAAACTCTCTATTCCCACTTTTGCCATGTCATTTAATCGTCTCCTTGTCTTCCTGCTTCATACTCTCTGTATATCTGCATCCAATCATCAAATGTCATTGTGACAAGAATTTCAGCATTATTCTTCTTATGAAAAACTGCTGGCAATTCGTTTTTGTTTGCATCTGATTTTGCTTGAGCCATCCAGTCATACAGTTTCATCTTTTCACAATGTTTTGCCTCAATATGTATTCCCGGAAGTCCGACAACATCCGCATCTCCATTTGCTCCACAATACTGTTGCCCTCGTCTTGCTTTATATCCGTAATCTCTGATGTGTCCTGCAAGTTGTCTTTCAAAACGTGCTCCTTTTTGTTTTGAATTAACCACCTTGTCTCCTTTCTGCCTGCCACCTTATGTAGCAGGCTAATTACATAAACATAGTTAATTAATTTAGTGATATATATTTGTTATCAGATATGTATGTTGGCATATCAATTAATAGTTACCATAATGTTCTCTAATCATTCGTCTTTCAACTTCTAAGCCTTCAATTTGGCTCATTATTCTTGCTGATTCTTGTCTTTCATGTGCTTTTACATAATTTATTTCTTCCGGAAGTGGTCTGAAATAACCTTTGCCATCCTGCATGTTAAGAATTACGGTATCTCTTCTTGCAGCCGCTATCATATCCCTTATTGCTCTGTCATCGATTCCCGTTCTGCTTCTTAGCTGTGCTCTGGTTACTGCATTCTCCCTTCCAAATGGAATGTAATCCACTATATCCATAGGCTTGTCCTCCTACTGGAAAAATGACTGTTGAACTGCCTGAGCCGTTGTCTGTTGAGGCTGTTCTGTCGTCTGCTCCTTAGCTACTTCTTCACCTTCACCGGCATTAGCACTTTCCATTTCCTCTGCAGATCCTTCAACAATCATTCCTTCATCCATTTCAACATAATCCTTTGTTCCATCCTCATTAATCACTGCCATGTCACTGTCAAGAGCTGTCTGCATTTCAATGCTCATGATTCCCCATTTACTGATAATCTGTCTTAACATTGTCTTGTAAGCCATTCCGTCAAAATCCTTGCTCCAGAATGTCCACTTTGTTCCTTTCTTCACATCTGCAGCATAACCCTGGGAATACTTAATTGCATGAGCCTTCATCTTTTCCTTTGACCAGTACATTGCCTTCTTAAATCCGTTTGTATATTCAAACATTGCATAGTAACCAATTGTCTCAGCCTTTTCTCTTTCAGCTTCATCAGCTATAAGCTTAACCTCTATCTCTTCATCTAAAGGATTGAAGTTAATCAATTCACCTTCCTTAATAGCTAGCACATTTAATTTCTTATATTGTCCTGATCTGATTGCCAGCTGTATGTAGCCTTTATATCCAAGCTGGAACTGTGCAACCTTAACACCTGCATTGTTATTTTTGAAAGGAACCATGTAATACTGTCCTAACTGTGGACTTGGAGATAGATTTAAACTTTCACCCAAAAGTGCTGCACTTAATATGGATGCATTTGTACACTCCTGTAGTGATGCATTTGCATTAACTGCACTTATGATTGATGATATGAATCTTGTTCCATTCTTTCCACCCACTATGCTGTTAATCTGATTCTTTACTGCGTCATTTGATAAATACGCTGTCAATGATGTTTTCTGCTGACTTTTTGCTAAATTATTTGATACTGCCATTTACTTTTCCTCCTTATCATCGAACTTTTTTGTTAATACATCTATTAATTCGTCTAATGCATGATCTAACGACTCCATTAATTCATTTTCATTCATAAAAGCAATATCTACTGCATGTCTCAAATCTGCTTCATCTATACCCATTTCAATTTTTAAACCGTATATTATGCAAGATAAATCTGATAATATATCTGATTTGGTTCCTTTAACATGTACACTTCCATTTTCTATTTTAATCATCCGTATTTCCTCCCTATTTCACTGGTCCAAATTCTATATTGTTACTCTTCAAATAATTCTTTAATCCTTCAAACTGAGTTGCTGTTGCTCTTACTCTAAAGTCAAGTTCAATCAATTCTTCCGTGAAAGTTTCTACTGCTTCTGTAGCTGCAGTTTCTTTCTCTTCTTTACTTTCATTAGTCTGAATCTTTCCAGCATCGGCAACTCTTTCAGCTTCTGCCTTTTCTCTTTCCCTGCGTGCTTCAAGTTCTGCCTGTCTCTTTGCCTCATATTCAGCTTTTCTTCTTGCATTTTCCTCAAATTTCTGTTTTACAGTCAAAGCATCTGTCATACTGAAGTTTTTAAGATATGCTTCTTTCATTTCAAACTGGTATTCACCATCATCATTGTTAATAATGTCTAACTCACTTGTTACTCTTTCAAGTAACTCTGTCATTTCCGTTTTTATACTTTTAAGGGTTGTTGTCGCGTTAAGATATGTAGGCTTAAATACCTTGTCCCATGTTAAGATTGATAACAAATCACTTTCGCCAAATATTCCATCGTAAATCTCCTGAACCTTTACGAGTTTTTCATCTCTCTTTTTCTGCTCATAAGCCTTTACCTGACTGTCAATGTTGTTGTTTGCTTCTCCAATGATTCCAATTAGTTCCTTTACCTGACTTTCAAATTCTGTATATGGCTCAAGCATCATCTTTTTAACGTCTTTTCTTTTGGTATCTAAAACCTTTATGAATTTGTTAAGATTTGCTCTGTCTGATTTTGCATCTTTTATGTTATCGTCTGTGTATACAAGAGTTTTATAATCATTTGCTCTTGTTGTTATTTCCTGCTTTAATTCCTCATAATTCCAATCTATCTTTTTGATTGCATTTTCATCTGTTGGATTATAAATCTGTAATTCCATTTTTTCCTATTCCTTTCTGTTTAAAATTCTGGCATTATTAATGCCGGTCTTGTTTTTGTTTTGACTTTATTAATAAATTCCTGCTCTTTTTTATAAAGAAAGTTAATATCTTCCTCAACTTCACTTCGTTCAATATGATAATCTTTAGTAATAAGCCTTATCTCACCATTCCATAAGCTTTTTATCTGTGCTCTTAAAACAACAAATTGATATTCTGTTACCATAAGATAATGTAAGACCTGTATGTAATAATTATCCGGGATATGTTCCCCGTCCCACTTTTCTTTATGGATTGAACTAAACAGCTCTGTTGTCTTACATTCAAAGATTCCTTTTCTTCCGGATTCAAGCTCTGTCAACTCTCCGTCAAGAGATGCATGTGCAAATGGATATTTATCATTAAGCAGCATGTTGTCTCCGAAGTATTCAACTCTGTATTCCGGATGATCCAGTGCAAATATTGCCCTTATGTGTTCCTCTGCCTTACTTCCGTATATGACGTATGGCTTGTCTGATATGTCGATGGGCTTTCTTATTCCTACCATCTCCTCCCAAAACTCTTCATTGGTCTTGTATGGATTTAGTCCTAAAACTGCAGCTGCATCTGAACCACCTATCTTACCTTTTCTTGCCTTAAGCCATTCAGCCTTAGTTGCATATTGAACTCTTCTTATATGGATATGTTCATTTTGTTCCAATAAACAATCACACTTTTCTCCAGGGTCTAACGTTGCTCCGCAGTTAGGACATTCGTTGTAATACATATCCTGCACCTACTTTCTGCAACGCAGCCATACATCAAATGCAAATAGTCCATATATGATAATTGCTCCAATTGTTATGATTGCTGCTATCTTATTTACATTTCCGGTAGCAATCCATTTGTTATTGCTTAATACTGCACATATTAAAACTGCAATCACAACATCCTTAACCAAATGTAGGTCCCATGCAATATCTTCTAATTTGGACTTTTTAGCCTTTTGACTATTTTCGTTAATTGGTATAAAATGAAACTGTAATATTATTTTGCGAATGCTTGTCGGGACTTCCACTTCCGCAGGCATTCTTTTTTCTTGTACGTCTATCAATTTTTTATAATCTCCTTTTCGTAGCCTAACTGGTCAGCCGTCTGCTGGTTCAGCTTCTCAGTCATTTTCTTTTTCTCCTGTTCTGTCAAATTATCCCATTCATATTGATTTCCCTGATAATTAACAAAAATTAATACTTTCAAATTTTCATCACTCCTAACTTTCTGTTTTATCTTATGCTTTGCCTCACTTGTCTGTTGCTTATAATTTCCATAATGCCTGAATAATAAGTGCGTTAACTGTTAATCCTCTTTTCTTTGCTAACTCTTTGAGCTTCGCGTGTAGCTCTGTTGGGATTCTTATTGTTGTCTGTACCATTCCTTTGCTCCTTTCGTTTTGATATTAAAATGATACGACTTAATTCGAGGTTTCCCTTGTGCTGTAAGCACGAGGTTTGTCAACCTTTTTCGACTTTTAAATTAAATAATTCGCTTCAAGTTGATTTTAATTCAACTTAATTTGCAAAAAAAATTTTATCTCTTTGTTCATTTGATAAATTAAGAATTTCCTGCATTTTCACAATTTCACTTGCTTTAAATTCAGTTTGGTTATTAAGTTTTTTATAAAACCCTTCTCTACTTAACTTTAATGCACGTGCTATAAACGTTAATTTTAATCCAGAATTTTCTATAACCTTATTTAATGCTTCACTATCTGTCAC